TAATGACCAAGCCGATAGACATTGATAGGGCGTTTCCAACTTGGGCCGTTGCTACATTAAAGGCTCCTACCACAGTAAGAATTGCTCCGACGGCGGCAACGCCCTTAATCAACTTTCCGTCATCAATCAAACCCAATTCCTCGGCGACTTTTCCCAACTGCTTAACGGCGGAAGCCATTAAAAGCATGTTAATGCCGTTGTCTTTCGAAATCTTATTTGTCCCTTGACCAAACGCCGAATAAGCTTTCATGACCATGAACAATACAGCAATGGCGCCGATACCTTTAAATAAAGCTAAAGGGTTAATTGCGGCCATTTGTATTGCTGCGCCAGCCACGACCTCTACGGCCCTTGAGACGGCCATCAAAGCCAAGCCCGCTTCTAACATTCCAGAGGAATTCTTGGACAACGCTACAGCTGCCGCTGTCAATGTCGTGATCATAAATTCCATATTCCATGTTGCCGACGCTACCTTGTCACCAGGAATTGCTGCGACTATCGACAATGCGCCAGCCATAATGGCCATGGATACGGATAAGCCGATCAAACCAATCGCCGCTTTTTCCATAGTCGCGAGACCAGCACCAGCAAACGCCTTATTTATGACAACGATGGAACCCATCATCTCAGCGAACATGGCACTCATAGCGCCCATCGCCCCGAGCAATTTCACCGAGTCGACAAGAGATAAAGCGATCAAAGATCCTGTCAGAATAAGCATTGCGATGGCGATCTTTTGGATGTAATCGGCACGCAAAGAAGATTGCCAGGCCTCCATGCTAGTTTTAACTCCGTCGAGAACGCCGGACAAACTACTAACGAAACCACCAGCTTTGACGACGACGTTATCGGCGCTCTGGAACATGTTCTTTATCGGATCAAAGATCGTGGAACCTTTGTTCACGAAGTTAGTAACAGAAATACCTAAACCAATCAGCATCCCCGCATTAACACCGTCGAACAGCTTATCGAAACTGAAGGTATTCCAGTCGATATTTTCGATACCGTTGAGGATAGCAGCAAAGATTTTGGCAGCGATACCACCGCACCATTGGAGAACCTCACCGGCCTTAGCCATTGCCTGGTCCATAAAGGTTGGTTGAGACGCCACGGCTGCTTTCATTTCGTTTGTGGATTTCTTTGTTTGCTCGGTTATTGCTTGTAAAGGAGCAAGGCGCCCCGTTACACGAGCAATCAGACCACCAAATGCATCCGTTGATACTTGCGTGAAACCCGCAAAGATCTCCTTCACTGTTTCGCCGAACATCCGGAGAGTATTAATCACGCCCAATAGGGCAGGATTCGTACTGATGGCTCCCATGATTTCGGTGTACTTCGCTTTCATGCTCTCGATAGTTTTGAGAACGTTCGCGACGAAATCCTTGTAAGCTGCCTGGGCTTCGTCTAACTTCTTCTTCGCCGTCTTAGCAAAGTTGATAGTATCGTTCTTAGCCTGACGAAGCCAATCGCCTAGCTCGGCAACTTTCTTATTGAAATAATCGGATTGGATCGCCCAATCACGGAATTCAGTTACCGTCTTACCGAGATTAGCGGCGTAATCAAGTATCCCGCCAGCATCAACCTTTGTTCCAACGAACTTAGAAAGCGCCGTTGCTGCTGCTTCGATGAATTTTCCGGCCATGTCGAAGATCGCAAAGAAACCCTTGAATACCATTTTGATCTTCTCTAAGTTCGCGGGGCTTTGGTTGAGGGTTAGCGCGAAGATTCTGAAACCGTTTGTAAGGTCAAACAATTGTTGAACAGTCATGGGAGGGAAGATCTCAGCGAAAGCTTCTGATACGACACCGATAACTTCTTGAAGAGCATCGAACGCGAAACCTAAACCATAGATCAAAGCCTGGCGCCCACCCATGTCAGACCAGCCCGCTAGAAGTTTATTGCGAGCATCGTCAGCATTCGTGATGATCTTACCGAAGGCGTCGCTGGCGTTCGTCCACATTGTCTTTGATGCTTCGAAATCGCCGATAACGATCTGCATCGTCTTAGCCCAACCACTACTGGCAAGCTCGTTGAGAGTGCCAAAGAATTGAGTAGCGGTCTTGATTTCGGTGGCCGACTTTTTGGCAATTTCTGCAGCCTTTTGGATCTCGACAATCTGAGCATCAGTATAGTTCATGCTCTTGAGTTGGTCTTTTGTCATGTCACCAGTCATGGTCGCCATTGTTTCGGCCCACAACTCTGTTGTTAACCAGCCCGTATGGAGAGTCGCTTGAAGATTGCCGTCCCTAGCGATCATCTGATCAATGTATATGCCGTGAGCTTTGGCTGTTCGTTTAATGGCGTCCTGAAGAAAGGTGCTGGTCATGTTGGCCTGAGCCATCGAGTTCCATTCCTCAAGACGTATGTACCCTCTTGAGAGACCTTGGTTAACTTGATATTGGGCACCGGCCATCTTCTCAGCATTTGCTCCGGCAACAGCAGCAACGTTAGCGAAACCTTTAACCGATGCTGTAGCTTTCTCGATCGTTAATCCAGCGCCCGTAGCCTTACTGATCGCGTCGGTCATCTGCGAGAAGACGTAGATCGTCTTGTCAGCATAATCGTTCAACTCAGCCAAGGCAGAATTTACCTGAGCAAGACTCGTGCCTTTGGTGTAGGTGTTCGCCATGATGACCTGGATGGCGTTCATGTTAGTTTCGTACTCGCCAAGTCCACTCTTCAGTGGGTTCAAGACAAGATCGCTAGCCAGGCGACTTCCAAGATTGATTACAGAGTTTGTCAAATTCTGAAGGACCGTGAAACCAATTGCGCCGAACGCACTGAAACCGTTAGCTGCAGCGCTTACGCCACTTGTGATGCCGGAGAAGTTAATACCGTTCATCACGTTGGTGACGTGTTTCATATTCTTCATGGAGTCGCTAAGCTCAAGAGCTTTCTTTAAATTATCGAGCGACTTCACACTGGAGGCGATGCCTTGCTGAAATTGATCTTTGTCGATCTGCATTGATACAATGCGTTTATCTACGTTTCCGCTCATAACTTTGTCACCTCCTCCCAAATGTCTTTACATAGTGCGTCCATGACAGGACGGATTGCCGGGTTAATAAAGTCGATACCTTCTACGTACGCACCGCTTGGAGTGCCGTGTCCGTACTGTATAAGGATAGCAACGGGAATACCGTTCTCGGCGTTTGAATTTGTCCAGCTAATGGTGTATGTATTATTTCTACCACTAAGTTCGAAATCCCAAGATACCGCAGTCTCGCCTGTAAGGACGGGGGTAGCGTCGGAAAGAAGTTGAACGCCCAAACGGCCGAATCTACGAAGAAGAGCGTAGTGGTTGATCTTCGGGGCTTCTTTCAGAAACTTATCAGTTTTTTTAAAACTTCCCGAATGTTTTACGCTAATCATCGTTATCCTTTCGATCCGAGGGCTTCTCTACGCTTCTTGTTCAACTCTCTATTCTGAGCGTGAATTTGAGCCTGGGTCATCATCTTTTTCTTCTTTGGATCGTTCATGATGTTTACAACGTTGATTAAGGTCAACAAACGATTAATATGCCACTTGTCAAAATCCACTGGGATCGTCAACGTTATCATCCAACAGTAGATCAATTCCGAAGTTGGGACAGACTCGCCGTTCTTTGGTTTCTCGTGCGGGAAAGTTGTAGCGGTCATCGGGTCCTGAATGTAAGCCCCGATGTCCTCTACATTTTTAGGTGTTAGGAAGTTATAGACCTTAGGATCAACGTTCTGGGTCAAAGTCATACAACGGATGTAATCTATCGTCTGTTCCGTCGTCTTAGTTTCTTTTGAAAGGAATGGGACTTTGTGTATTGACTCCCATTTTGAGATAGAGACCAGCGAATGCTCGAGTACTAAAGTCTGCTCTTTGATCTTGATTATCCGTTCAGTTTCCTCGTCAAAGAGTTCTGCTGCCGGGATCGTAATCTTTAACATTTGCTGGCCTCCTGGCTATTTACCGTCGAAATTGGGCTTAGGATCGGGGACTTCCGGGATGATACCGTTGAAGAATTCTTTCATAGCTTCAGGGTCGGTCATCAACTCGAAGAAGAGTTCCTCGAACGCAGGACTCTGTTCAAAGGCCAGCGTAGCTTCGGGAGATTTCTTGAAGGTTTCGCCGTCAAGAGAGATCTCGCCGTAAGCCTTGAGTATGGTATCCTTGAGCCAGGCGGTTGCCTTTTCTTGGTTTTCTTCTTCAATGAAGCGCTCGAGGCCGGCTTTGAGGCCACCTTTTTCTGCGAGGTTCATTTGGGTGAGTTCGACCTTGCTCAGGTTGAACGTGAATTTGCGCGTCTTTTTCTGTCCGAGCAAGTTGGTATACTTAATGGTCTTGTGTAACATGCTATCCTTTCAAAATTAGAAGGAGCCCCCTATCGTAGCGAGGCTCCTTAGAGAGATCAAAACGCCAGGAGGTTGGTTAGACCGCCAACAGTGTCAGAATTTCGTCTGGCAGGGGCAGGCGCGCGTCAACCTTCGAAGGCGTATCAACGCCATACAGAATGTCTTCCAGGGCAGCCAGCTTCGCTGGATTGCTCTTGGTGCTATCAATCACGAGGGTCGCGGACGGCTTGTAGCCGGTAACCGACGGCGCAGTGGTTGTGAAGGCCCAGGAGAAGGTGTTTGGTTCCAGAGTTTCGCCGACGGTCGCGAAAGCGCGTTCGGACGGGGAAATGAGCATACCGTAGGTCAGGTGCAGTTTGTAGCCATAGCTCTGACCTTCCAGGTCGTTGCCGAGGACGGTAACGTAGGAAACGCCGAACGGTTTGCGAGTCTGTTGGGACAGTTTGACGCCGGGAATGACCTCCACAGAACCGTCACAGACGGCAAACGCGTCGGGGTACATAAAGGCTTCGATGGTCCCCTTGAAGTCTTCGGTGCTCATCAAGTTAAGGTACTTGATGTCATCCGCGTAGTACGCGGTAGCTTCGGCGCCTTCGGGGCTTTCGGTCATGGCGGTCATACCGTTCCAGGCTACGCCTAGAGGATAAGTGCCGTCAGTGTGTTGAACATAGAGAACTGCCTTGCGAACGCCAGTTTCGAACAAGCGTTGGCCAGAGAGGTCCCATGAAATCTTGCCAGTAGCAGCGGGCATGGATTACTCCTTAAGCATAAAGATAGAACACATCGTGGATCAAACCATCTTTGTTGTAGGTTCGAACGCGTGTGCATTTTGGAAGCCACGAAACAGCATCCTGAATTGTGTTATCGGGATCTTTGCTGATTACGGTGACTTGATACCGTGTTTGTATAAAAAACGGTACATCGTCGGCGAACCGCGTATCCGCGGAGTCGCGTTTGTAGACAATGCAGGGATATTCCATCTGATAGCCGGAGGGCACCTGGAAATATACGTTATTGTTCC